CAAGCGCTTCGCGTTCCAATTTACGCCACGCGATCTCCAGGGATGGCCGAGCAGATTGTCGGCCATGAGCCCGTAAATCCAGGGGATTTTGCCCGCGCTGTGCTCACCCGCTTCGCCCGCCCCACCACCGAGCCGGTGCCTGATACGAAAGCGCATGAATTGCTGAACCTGTTACTCGATGATCTTGATGCTCTGGTTGACAACTCTGAAGGGGTCGCGGGACTACACCCAAATGGAGATGTTGCGAGTTGGGAATCGCTGCGCGAAGGGGGTAGATTTGAGGCTTGGCTTATGCGCATGGACGAGGCTAGAGCTTTTCTTGATTCAACCATGGATAGGCCTGATGACATTGCCACCACCATCGAGCCGGTGCCGGTGAGCGAGCCGGAGGGGGCGGGGGTGAGTGATGAGGACGACATGCCGCGTTTACTGCGCCGACTCATTGGCGCCATGATTGATTACATGTGCCTCCCAGGGCATGTGATAACTCGTGACGAGTGGGAAAAAGCCTGCCTGCAATCAGGGCGTTACTGTGAACCGTTCTTGTCTGGTCCTCGCTCGCTTCAGCCCATGCCCGTGGCTGAGCGACCCTGGGAGCGCGAAGGGTGGTGTGATGCGGAGGGGAGGTGCTGGTATTTCTTTGCGGACAGCTTTGTTGGAGGCTGTGGCTGGCAAATGTTTAGCGATAGGGAGGCTAAAATGCTGGATGCCTTATATTTCTGTCTACCCTACTATGCCCTGCCAATGCCGGGTTCGGAGGTGGGCTTATGAGATGGGACGCTTGGAGTGTGTTCTGGATCTGCTTCTTTCTTTGTGAGATAGTTAATCAGCTTTACCCTAACGGAGTTCAGCCATGACCAATCTAACCACCAACCACGCCCTGCCTATCCCCGGCACCCACTAAAGATTTCATCTACGAGAACCACCATGACCACTGATCTCACTCCCGAACATACTGCTCGCAGGCAAGGCGACAACGAAGAACTTCACCCCGAAGTGAGAGCAGCCTATCGCTATGTCGAAAGCGTTCTTGATTCCGCCGATATACCGTCCGGCAAGCTAGGCGGGCCTCTTTGGTTTGGCTGGGCCTTGAGGGAAGCCTTCTTGGCCGGATGCTCTCGCGCCCACATCGCCTTGGCCCAGCCCGAGCCGGAGGAGCGCCCCATCTGGACCGAGGGTGTCTGCGGAGACGGTGCCGCCATCTTGAAAGACGGTGTGATGCAACCGATTGAAAGCGTGATTACTGCGCTCAATGCTGCTGAGTTGGCCCAGCCCGAGCCGGAGGGGCCGACGGTAATCGGTCCCGAATGGCAACCTTGCGTAAAGCTCCCGATCACCGTTCATGTTCGTGAGCAGCGACCAGGCGAAACCCACAGCAGCACCCGCGAAGGGATTACACCTTTGCGCCCCGATGATCTAATCATGCGTGGGGTGCAAGGTGAGGAATACCCAATCGGACGGGAGCTATTCAATCAGACCTACCGCATGGGAGCCACCCTGACCCAGCCCGAGCCGGAGGGGGATGAGGGCATAGATGATCTGGCTGCCTGGCTGTGTAATGCGCGATCTGGCGGGGGAATGCAACCCTGATGAGCAACGCCGGTATGGACTGGCCGCCACATTGCTGGGGCAGAAAGCCGCCGAAACTACTCACTGGCGCCCCGCCACCCTGGCCCAGCCCGAGCCGGAGGATCCGACGAACAAGCAGGCTCAAGAGCTGTTTCAAGCGCTTCGCGTTCCAATTTACGCCACGCGATCTCCAGGGATGGCCGAGCAGATTGTCGGCCATGAGCCCGTAAATCCAGGGGATTTTGCCCGCGCTGTGCTCACCCGCTTCGCCCGCCCCACCATCGAGCTGGTGGCCGTGGCTGAGCGGCCTTGGGAGCGGGAAGGGTGGTGCAATAGCGACAATGAAGCATTCTTTTTCGATTCTGATACAAAGAAATGGTCGCTATGCGAATGTGATAAATACAGCCCAGTTATGACAAATGCTAGCGACAGGTACACCCACTCTCTCCCCCACCACGCCCTGCCACTACCTCAGCGGTCTCACTAGAGATTTCAACTGAGGAATGATAGTTACTTCTTCTTCCCGCCGTTTTTATAGTCTTTGCCCTTGCCTTTGCCCTTCCCGTCCTTGCTGGTTTTGTAGCCCTTGCCGTTCATCATTGCTTTTGTGCAACCAATCCAACTCTAGCCGTCAGGTCGGACCAATCACCGTCGCTGCTTTTTAACATGAAAAGATTCCGTATTAAGCTACGCTCTATTGTCTACCAGTGGGTAAATGGAGAGATAGAAGCAGAATACGCCCTTCACGAGATTCTAAAGCTTGTCGATGGGCGGTCTGTCAAGCAGTTAAATCTTTGCACTAGGACTTTGCACGCTTTGCTTAGAGCGGGATATGAAACAGTTGAAGATTTGACCGAGGCTACAGAAAAAGAGCTTAAGGCTATTCCGCTGATAGGACTTGGCTCTCTTCTGGAAATTGCAGCCGCACTTGATGAGTTCGAGAGGGGCGGCACAGAGCTTAATTGTATAGCCGTTAGAACGGATCTGCTTGAGGGGTATGACTGATTTACTTAAACAGCTTGTTGAATTGCATCAATCTATCAAGTTAAAAAGAGAAAACTACAATAAAAAAATTGCTGACATTGATGACGAGCGTGCAAATCTTTTCTACAAGGCGGCTCAGCTGGAAGAAGATACGCCAGCAATGAATGAAGTTTACCGGCAGTTAGATTTACTTGACAGTAAAGAGTTTTCGTGCTACTGTCAACTTAGAAATTTTCTTTCACTTGCTGATGAACAGATCGACAAAACAATCAAGTCAGTTGTTCAGCGAAGATTTGAATCCATCGGACCCCTTCTTCCATACATTGGTGGCGATGCGCTTGAGTGAGCTGAATCCGCTTATGACAGCTGAGCAGGCAAAGAAAGCAGATGACATATCAGACAAGCTTTGTAGATTTGCAGTCAGAAAGATTAAAGCTTCCGCCCAGGGCGCTAGAGTAAATCATATTCACAAGCAACAGCTTGAACTTGCAATACTTGGACGCGATCTAGTAGTTGAGCTTGAGAACGAAATTCAAAGGAGTGAGGGTGAGCAATGAGCAAGAAGACCGTGCCCGTCGTGTGTGACAGGTTTCTTGTCGCTCCCGCCAATCTTCTTCAGCACAACAGGAATTATATCTGGGTGTTTTTGATATTGATGAACAAAGCAAACAGTAAGAGGTCTATCGTGATTTCTGGTGATGAGCTTATTGGCTTATCGGGCCTTTCCCCTGCGGAACTGAGGCACGCTCTGTACTGGCTGATGTTGAATGGCTACGTGAGAAAGACATATTGCGAGGAGAAGGCAAAGAGCGTCTATCTCTTGAGCGTCGAGGGGGCGCTACCACACGAAATCTCGAATAACCTTCGTCCCTCTTCAAGCCAGATACCTCGCCCCACACGCTCAGTTGAGCCAGCCAAGACAAAGAGTGGGAAATTTGTTGCGACCCTTTCGGGTAGCGAGGGTGTTGCTATTCCCCCGCAATTGTCAACGGTAGCTTCAATTATTTGCGACTTTTTTAACAATCACAAAGGGGGCGCCAAAACAAAAAGATCCTTTTACAGCTTGCTTGATTCTCTGGTTCGGATACTTGAAGATCCAGGGGGCGGCATCGAAGCGGTAAGGAAGCAGCTCGACTCTGCCATTGAAAAATCAAAGTCGGGTGAGAAAAAGTGGGACTCAATCACCTATCAGAATTGGGACAAGTTTGGCAGAGAGAAGAAGCCTCACTGGGAGCAAAACACCAGGCCCTCCACTCAGCAAATAGTTAGCACTTTTGAAGAAGACATTGCAGGTTTTTGACATGAGCATTATCAATCTCGAAAAACTTGAATCGCAGCAGGACTCCTGTGAAATTGAAAAGCACTTTCTCGCTGCCGCCTACAATCATTTCTGCTTTGCGTTTGGAGAACAGGAGTGGGCGGATAAATTTATGGAAATGTTAAAGGGGCGGGAGCTATTTTCGGACTCTTTTAACAGATATATGTTTGACTGCCTCGAAGAGGAATATGGCACCTTTCACCAGTCTCCAACAAACGATATTACACTTGCCGCCCGACTAAGGGACATTTCTGGTTGCGAAATAAAAGCCGCTGAAGATTACATCGAGCAAATCGCTTCTTATCCCATAGAGAAGGACTTGGACGTTTGGGCGGAAAAGATAATGCCCATCTGGTACTTTCATCATTCTCGCTCAAGAGTCAAGGACTATATTCAAAACTCTGCCGATATTGTCAGCAAGAGCTGCAACATCAAAGAATCAAAGGTCGCAACCTCATATCTACTGCAAGCAGTTGACCTGATTGAGGGGGCGGAGGTTTACAAGAAAGAGGTTCATCCTCTTATTGCAGCCAAGGAGATATTCCTGGGGCCAAAAATCAGCAATCGAGTGATCAGAACTCGCTTCACTGGGCTCAATGCCTCACTTGGGGGCGGACTGAATCACCCCGACATGGGGAAAGGGGGGCGGCTGATCGTTGTTGCGGGGCGCCCCGGCAGTGGTAAATCGACCTGGGCGATGAATCTTGCACTTGATGTTGCAATCAAGAACTACAAGGTTCTGTATTACACCTTGGAAATGCCAGATAGCGAGGTGTGCCAGAGAATGCTGTCTTGCATGGACTATCTCAGGTGCCTGGAGGAAGGGGGCAGCCCTTTAACTTACGGGCACGTCATCAGGCAGGCCAAGGACGAAAAACAAGAGCAGCGGATTGTTGATACGGAGGTTGAACCGATAGCCCAAAATCTTATATTCACCAACACTTTTGAAACAACCGCCTCTCAGGTTGTTAGCAAGATCAAGTCCGAAAAAAGAAAGCACCCAGACCTGGCTCTAGTGGTAATCGACTACCTGACATTGATGGACATGGACTCTGACACCACAAAAGCCGAGAACAGGGCTTTGGCGGTGGGGGCGGCAACAAGAAAGTTCAAAATAGCAGCAACACGTACTGGTGTTGATATTTTGCTTGTTTGTCAGCTAAACAGAGGGGTCGAAAGTCGTACAGATAAGCGCCCCATGCTCTCAGACCTCAGAGAGTCGGGCAAGATCGAGGAGGACGCTGACATGGTTGTCTTCAATTACTGGCCGTATTACTACGACAAGACACAGGATCAGATGACTTACGAGTACGCCATTGCCAAGAACAGAAAAGGGGCGACGGGAACATGCAATATCAACTTTGCCGCTGAGTGCTATGCAATGTTTGAACCCCGCCAGTGGTAGATGAAAGCTTCATCGAAAAAATCCCCATGCCCCGTATGTGGCAGGTACACCGATGACAAGTGCCGGTCCAACGACGAAAGCATATTGTGTTATTCTGGTGATAAATTTGGCCCCAGCGCCAACCTAAGGAAGGGCGATAGCATCCAAGCTCTTGGCAAGACTTGGATACTTATCTCTTACAATGCGGGCTTCTCGGCAACCTCGTATCTGTTTGTTATAGATGACGGAAGATACAAAAAGCTATCGCCCCAAGAGAAAAGCCAGCTCAATCGCAAGAAAGTCGCCTTAGCAAGAAAGGCAATACTTGCCTTCAGGGGAATTGAAGATAACTTCTTTTTACTTCTCGCCCCAAGAGACTTGTTTTCACTCGCCCCCGATGAGATTGATTATGTCGAAGCCTTTGGCAACAAGCTAATCGAGCTATGTGAAAACCTGGAAGATTTTCTTTCTCTCAACAGGATTCACATCAAGCAGCTGGGGGCGATCAGGGGCAGGTTGCACCAGATGAGGGAGCTGCTTAAGGGCGTGCAGGGGGACCTGGGGCACTTCAGGCGGCAGTTCCTGGGGGAGCCGGTCCAGGCCCACTCACGGGGCACGGAGGGGGCGCAGACTCAGTCTTCCTCTTGACCAGCCAGGTTTGCTTTCGCCCACCTCTCGAATCCGTACTCGACAAGCAGGGCGCAAAAGGTACTCATTGAAAGAGTGCGTGGTTTCATCGCTGCGACTTTTACAGCAGTCTCCTCTTCAATCCGCATTTTCACGGTCATCAAGGAGTGCCTCTTGGTCTCCACTTTGGTTTTGCTTGCTTCTTCTGTCATCATGCTAAGATTTGGCTCGAAAGGGGAACCAACAGGGACTTTACACTAAACCGATGCCAGGGGAAAGTCAAGCGCCACGAAAGATCTCTCCCGCCCCAGATTGGACCGCAATCTTCAGTGTCCGCTATGACTTGTCGCCTCCAGGTTATGATGAAGTTTTTCTTGATTGCATCAATAACCCTAAAAAGACAAAAAAGCAGCTAATGTGGGAGGCCAGCATTGAGAAAAAGAAAAAGAAGGGGCTGGGGCGCGATCAGAAGTAATTCATTTACACCTTAAAATCATGAGCAAAATTAAGCTTTTTCGGGGCGATCAGATTCTTATACCTGGCATAGAGGCGGTTTTCTCCGTTGAGGCCCCAAGAATTAATGGAGGCGAGAAAAAGAAAACTAAAGCTCGAAAGCCAAGACTGCAAAAGCCGATTCAGCTTTCACTGCTCGCCCCCGAATTAAGCTTGGCGGTCAAGGGTTGACAGAAGGGGCTGATGGTGCCATTATTCATTGGTCCACCATCCGCCTTGTTATGGGCAAAGACAGAACAAACCGATTAATTGATTCCTTAATTGTTGAGTGCCTTTCTCTCAAGGGCCTCTCTTTTGACAATGTTTTTCTTTACGTTGGCCGCAGTTTTCCCATCAACACTCGACAGCCAGGAAAGGGGTCTGTGCCGCCCCGCTTCTATTTTCTTGTCAAGAATCGCATGAAAGCACTTAAGCGCAAGGGGCTGGTTTCTTATGATCGGAAGCTGTCCTGCTGGCGCTACAACGAAGAAGCCGCCAAGGGGATTAATGCAGAAACCGCTGTTCCGGCCTGACAGTGCCGCTTTCGTTACGACTGACGACGGTGAAGAGGAGATCGCCTCTGTCAAGTCCAGGCTTGGCAATTACGTGATTCTCGACAACGGTGTCAGGTTTCATGTTCTTGACGATCGCAAGAAAAATACCATGATTTGGAGGCTGCCAGATCATGGCATTACCATCAAGCCAATCCTTGGAAAAGAATGAAAATTGAAGAGGTGCCATTGCACCAGCAAAGCTGCCTCAACTGTTACTACAAGCGCGAGCATCCAACCAGCCTGATTCGACTTTGCTGCCTTGACAATCAGCCGCTTCCGTTGCCAGCAACTAACTGGTGTGGGCAATGGGCAAAGCATCCCGACTTTTCTTGCAACTAATCAGTAAAATGACCCCCATTTCTTCCATCACTGAAGTCCAAGGCGCTCTCTCCCTTTCTCCCGAGTCTCAACAGCTTCTTAATGAAGCTCTTGCTGAGTTTGAGTCTGCTGAGCGCAACAAGGCAAAGTCGATTATTCAAGAACGGCTTCGTGAGATTCGCCGCCTTGAGATTCTCCTGGAAAAAGCCAAAGCAGATCTCGCCTCTCTTGTTCAAAAAGGTGAACAGGAAATCTTGATGCTGAATTACTAATGGCCGTGCTTTGTAGTTCCTCCAGTGGCAAAAGCCTGTTGCTTTCCGATGGCAGCAGGCTTGCCATTGAGTGGCCTAATTGGGATCGGTGTTTGCTTTTTGATGATTTTCATGTTACCGAGCTTCAGTGCGAAATGCACGAAAACACCGTTGACGTAATGGCCTATGGAGATAGCTACCCGCGTTCCATATCAATTGGCAGATCAATAACTCTTGATCTTCGCATTCGATGCGGGCAGATGGAGCAACTACCCCTGCAAGAGGCTCGCAAACTATTTAGAACAGCGGAGTCAATGTCCGTGAACGATTTACTAGCTGTAGCTTTTCAAAAAATGAACGAGAGAGATCAATGAGTGTTTGGATTAACAGCAGGCTGCCGACTCTTGAAGACGCAGATCTTCACGGAATGGTGCGCTGGGGCAAGGATCAGCCTGGGATGCTCATGAATTGGAGAGGGGTGAGGGCCAACGAGTTCTGGTCGCATAGCTCTGCATGGAAGCGACCTGTCGCCTGTTACACTGAAAGCGCAACTTGCGTTTCGCAAGATGAACAGCTATCTCAGCGATGACGATGAGTTCAAGGAGCAATTAGACGACCCAGAAATTTTTGAAGCAACTGCTTCACTGAGCTTGGTCGTAAGCATGATGGAGAACCTGGACCTCTCCTTTGCCGAAACGCTAAAGCTCGGTCAGGTTGCTCTTCTCCGATGCGAAAGGAGGCTCGCCAGGTTCCTGGATGATTTGGAAGGCAAGGAAGATGGGAACTTCATTGCGCAAAAAGAAGCAATGCGCTCCCTTTCTGCTTACTGGTCAACAATCTTTGATTCCATAGAATCCCTGGCAAGCATTAGCTCAATGGAAGCAGAGCACTACCTGGAAGATCCCCCCTGAACTCCTCGCGAGTCTACCTATCTGGTGAAAGGAGCCTGCTCATAACAGGAAATAGGCCAGTTCGATCCTGGCGACTCGCACCTACTTCTTTTTGGGTTTGCCCCCGCTTCCATTTCTCGCTCTATTGGTCCTGGGGTTCTCAAGCACCATGCGCCCATCTTTGGTATGGCTGAGATCCTTCCCACCCTTCCCGGCAATTCCTCGTTTTTTTCTTTCGCTCCATCTTTCTTCAGAGGCCTTCTTTACGGAAGGTTTTTTGTTGTATTTACGCTGATACGCATTCCTCTTGCGTCTAGCCTCTGGATTCTCAGAGTAGTAGCGAGATGTTCTGCTCTGACCGGCCATAGCGACTACATTTGCGCAGCCCAGAGCTGCCTGATGTGGACTTCCGCCTCAATCAAGGAAGGAGCGATCAAGGGAAGAATTTGGGGCGACTCAACAAGAGCAACTCGCCTGATCTCGGCAAGATCCCTGAAAAGTTCTTTGATGGTTGGGGGGATTGTATTGCTTGCCTTCTTTTCCTTCTCTTCGCTCTGGTCGTTGTAGCTTTCAAGAGCGAGGGCTGGTGCCATGACTGGGCTAGCGGGTCGGCATTCCTCACCATAGCCGGGGGCGTGGCTCAGAGCCAATCGACGTGAGACTGTGTTCGCTCCTCAAGGGCCTCCACCGTGATGTCGTCCCAGTTGATGGGCGGCATGGGGAGTCGATACTTATTTTTGCTCCTATTCACGTCGTTTGGCAGTCCGTTATGCGAGCAGTAGGCCTCATACCACTTCTGCAGCATCGATCTGTCAACAAAGCCCTGCATTAATCCATGCACCTCGCCCACGTCCTGCCCCTTCTCGTAAAGCAGATGGGCGGTGACACGAAGGATTCGATTCAGGTTGGTGCTTCCTCTTGTGTGCATATCTCTCGCTCTTGACAGATGGGGCTAATGGTCCTAACTTGTGGATCAGGAGGGGGCAGCATCATCCTATAGTCCCTCGGTCACTCAGAAACCTATGGCCAACGTCTACTCGAAACTCAACCAGGCCCGCACCGAGCTTCAGCGGCGTGAGCTGAAAAAGACCGGGCATAACAAATTTGCAGGCTACAAATACTTTGAACTTGGCGACTTCTTGCCAACAGTACAAGAAATCTTCGCCCAGACTGGTTTGTGTGGAATTGTGAGCTACGGGGCAGAGGCTGCAACTCTCACGATTATTGACGTAGAGGCCCCTGATGACGCAAATCTTGTAATCAGCAGCCCCATGAGTTCTGCCGCTCTCAAGGGCGCTCATGACATTCAGAACCTGGGCGCAGTGCAGACGTACCTGCGTCGCTACCTCTGGGTGACGGCTATGGAGATCGTCGAACACGACGAACTGGACGCCACGCTTGGAGCACCCAAGGAGGATTCTGCCGCCCCCGAGAAGGCCGCACCCGCCCCGAAGAGGCAGCGCACTCACTCCCCTGGGGATTCGGTCGCCCCGGCCCGCCAGGCGCCCATTCAGCAGGACCTGGAAATGAAGATGAAGGAGCTAGGTCTTACGGCTTTTGGCGAGAAAACATTCCTGCAGCTCTGCAAGGCTGAATCTTTTAGCGCCATCGCTGATTCAAAAGCCGCCCAGGCGTACAAGATTGCAAGCGAAGAACTTGTTGCCAAGCTCAATGCTGGCAAGAACAGCAAAAACGAGCAAATTTTGCAACCTCCCACTGTTACCAAGCCCAACAAGGACAGCATTGAAGACCTGGTGCGCGCAGCCTCCGCCTTATTTAAGGGCGATGAGGAAAAGTGATGGTTGATAGTTTTCAGTATGCGATTTACTGCCTAGCTCTTACTCTTCCGGCGCTTATTGCAATCCAGTTTGTCTACGCCCCCAAGAGCTACAAGCCTCGCCCCGAGAGCACCTTTGTCACGGCGCATGGCGACTTTGCGGAGGGTCTGGTCAAGGCCCTTGGGCTTGGCGGGGGCGTGACAAGCGTTTGCATCATGGTTGATGCTGGCGAGGTCGTAAAGGTGCGAGTAGAGCGGTGTCTCAACGAAGAGCAGGCAACGAAAATCCTTGGCCTTGTCGAAAAACACAAAGCCGTGGAGATGGAGTCATGACATCTGTTAGGTATGTCTTGCACCCAGGTTACATACTCAGTAAGAACGATGGCGACGAGCACTTTATTGGCGGTCCTCGACTAGCTCGTCTCTATGGCGTAAGTCTTCGAGACTGCGTTTATGGAGACGTTCGCACTTACACGCCCAGGGAGGGCGACATTCACCTTTGCCCGCGCTTTGACGGCAACTATCAATTGCCGGGGGCTTCTCCGCCCCCGGCTTACATCAACTCCAACAACCCAAAACCTTAGGCAATGAATCGAACTACTGTTATTTTGTCCAGTGCTGGCATTGCAGCTGCATTGGCTTTTGTTCTGTGGGGGCTTCCCCAGCTCGGCGTCTACAACCGCACCCTCTCCGGTCGTGCCGCCCTGATGGAAGCCGAGAGCACTCGCCAGGTTCGCGTGCTCGAAGCAAAGGCCAAGCAGGAGTCCGCCACCCTCGAAGCTCAGGCCGAAGTCACGAAAGCCGAAGGCAGTGCTAAGGCTATCGCCGCCCTCAAGGCTGAATTAGGCAGCAGTGATGCCTATCTTCGCTGGCTCTACATCCAGGGCCTGCAAGAGCAGAACGGCCAAGGCGAGAAAACCGTGGTTTACATTCCCACGGATGGACTGGTTCCGCTGCCTATATCAGAGGCCGGCAGAGTGAAATGATCAATTTCTGCCAGTAAGCCAATCAATCAACTTGGCCTGCCCAATCTCAGACCAATAGGGCTGTTCTCGCCACCAACTAAACACCTCTCGATGCCCTTTCTTTCTGTTACAGGAAAGGCAGGCGGGTGCTAAGTTTTTGGCAACGGTCAGCCCTCCTTTCATTTTCGGCTGAACATGATCAAGGCTTTCCGCAGGCTCACCACAGTAAGCGCATCTGTGATTCCATTCTTGAAAAATGCTTTGTCTGAATCGAGAGCGAAGGGTGCGAGAGTGGACAAGAACCGTTTCCTCGATCGTGGACTGCATTTGAATCAGTCATTTGCTTAAACCCTAGCCGATTTCTCAGAGATGGTTCACCCCGCTTCAGGTTTTTACGTCAAGGACAATCAAGAGTATGCCTCCGTCAGTCTTGTATTGGGGGCGACAAGTCAAATGTTTGACCCGTCCAAAGAGAAGGGGCTTCAATTCTGGCGCAGAAATGAACCGGACTGGGAGGAGATAGTTATCAGGGCTCAGAGGAGGGGCAAGATTATTCATGCCGAGATAGAGGCAACCCTTCTTGGCGTTTCAACGGCAGGCCACGAAGACGAAGGGGCCTACGAAGAAATAGTAAAATACAACATCAACGAATACTTGATGTATTTAGGGCCCCTGCTGGAAGAGATAAAAGTTGAAAACGAAGGCAGAAAAGACGTGCACCTTGAACAAGTTGTTTTTTGCCCACATGGATACGCGGGGACAAAAGATGCAAATTTTATGTTCAGAAAAAAATATTCTATGTGGGACTGGAAGTCGGTCAGATCTTACAAAGAGTACGAGAGCGAAGAAAAGGGCAAGAAAACCAAGCCAAAGTCCAAATACAAAGATGCCTTCCTTCAGATCGGGGCCTACGCTCTGGCTCACAACATTGGGGTCAGGAATGGCGAACTTGACACTTTGGTTGAACGTGGTGTAATCTGTGTCTGTTACGACTGGAGAGAACCTCAGCTCCATGTCCTGGAGGGGGACGGCCTGAAAAACGCAGCGCTTGGATTTGTTGAGCGATTCGCCGCTTACTGCGAACTCATTGGCTGCAGTCTTCCTCGTCCAGTACAAGAAGAAGCTGAAGAGCTGTCTATCTAACATTCTCGCAAAACACACGATGCTTTCTCTAACTGCTACCGGCTATGTTTCTGGCAAGCCCCAAGTTGAAAACAGTGACTACGGAGACTCCATCTCCATAGGCATTCGCTGTAAGGGCGAAGGCGGCAAGAACGTTTTTTACGTTAATGCCAAGTTCTACGGCAAGAAGATGGGAGTCATTGAAAAGTACATCAATGACGGTGATCAGGTGACGGTTGCTGGCATGGTCTCAATGGCAACCGAAAAAACCAAGCGGGACGGCACCAAGTACGCCCAGGTTTACATGACGGGATCGAGCTTTTCCATTCCGCCCAACCCCGCCCTGAAGGATGCCGCAGCCCCTCTGCGCCCTCTGCCACCCTCTGACGAGGAAGACGACGAAGACGCGCCCTTCTGACCCCCTTGGCATAGCGAACGCCCCTGGAGGTCTCCAACGAGGGGGCTTTTTCTCCGCGCACCAACACCTCTGCTGCTCGGGCTAAGCGGTAGATCAAAAGGTCAAAGTGCAAGCCAGCGGTCTTTTTCAAGAGTGTCGCAGTTCCAGGCCCGGTCGGGTCCTTTTGGGCGACATGAAGAAAATAAGCTTGTAAGTCCAGGAAAGGCCCTCTGTAACAGGAGGGCTTTCAAATACTATTTTGTTTTCATGGAAGATTTTAATGCAATGAAGCTCGCTTGCGAGGAAATCAAGTGGGCGATTGATCTCGGTCTTGAACCAAAGTCGTGGATTTTCGGCCTGGAGGCTTATCTTTGGCTTTTGCGAGACAATTCCGTGCTTTGCGATTCACCCAAGATGGAATTCAGGTTTTTAGGTCGTCCGGGAATCGTTGATCACAACGTAAATCCCTGGACGGTTAAACTTATCACAGAGGAGTAATCTCATGTTCCCCAAGGTCATCGGTCTTTATAGCCCCGCCCCCGGTTCCGGTAAATCAACCATTGCTACCTGTCTGGAGGATTACAGCTATAGCGTTGTTCCTTTTGCTGGCTCTCTAAAGGGAATGGTCAGGATGTTGTTGGTTGAGCTTGGGTACACACCAGCTCGGGCGACCGAAATGATCAAGCAAAAAGACTTGGTTGTTCCAGGTATCAATATTAGAATGAGAACTCTGATGCAAACACTTGGTACTGAGTGGGGGCGAAATGCATTAGATCAGAATTTCTGGATTAACTGCTGGAAGGAGAAAGTGAAATCTTGTGGGAGCTTTGTAGTTGCAGACGACGTGAGATTCCCGAACGAAGCAGCTGCCATCAAAGAAATGGGCGGGGAAGTATGGAAGATTGTTCGCCCCGGCGTAGAAAATGGCGAAAATCACTCCTCCGAGGGGCAGCTTGATCATTGGGATGGCTTCTCTCGTGTTATCATAAACGATGGATCGCTTGATGACCTGCATTGCAAGATTGAGCGGATTCTAAGCGATGCTCAAGGATAAGAATGACGATTTCTACGGTGCAAGACTTGTGGCAACCGCAAGACTGCATCTGCCATCCGTGATGGCAAAGCAGAAATCCCCATTCTTTTTTGAAGTGATGGGCGAGATAATTGAAAAAAGAATCTACAGAGGCTATAAAACCATTAGAGGTAAAGATGTTAAGCTGAGCGGGATAAAAGATTTCTTTTTTAATTATCATCATGGGCTTGGCATTAGAGATCTGCCAAGCTTTTTAGGTTGCTGCGCCCACCTGGAGTCAAGAGATAACTCAAAGCAAAAGCACGCCAGAAGATTTATTGACTGGCTGAGAAAAGAAGACCCGGAGTCTTTTGCTTTTCCCGCTCACTACTGGGAATACAGGCGTCTTATGACAGCCCTAAACGAAATGAAGTGGGCGGCTGACAAAAAGAATAGATACTACGGCATGATGAAAAAGATGTATGATACGCACCCCGAAATCCTGCAAGAGATAGGGCCGGGGCGCAAATACGAATCAATTCCAGAGGCCTACAAAAAAGAAGGATACATAATAGAGCCCAAAAAACTTAGATCAATAAGGCTTTCTCAGTACCCTACATACAAAGAGGTTGAAAAGCTGGCCAGAGAGTTGAACTCCAGGCTGGACAAGCTCAAAAACCGTGTTTTGATTGCTAAGCTGATTGAGATCTACAAGATCAACGAAGCGCTCGAACACCATGTTGTCATCAACCCTTCTCAAGACAGCGACGAGTAGCTTCGAGTTTTTTGTTGCTGGCTCCCCGGCTGTTCAGGGCAGCAAAACCGCGTTCGGGCGAGTAGTCAAGGGCTCAGACGGCAGACCCAAGGCCATTGTCAACATGGTTGAACAGGACAAGGGATTGGGCGAGTGGAGGTATTCAGTGTCTCAAATGGGACGCCTGATGAGGCCCAGGGATTGGTCGAGGCAGGGGATTTTCATGCTTCGAGCAATCTTTTATCTACCACGCCCCAAGGGCCACTTTGACGGCAGGGGCAAACTCAGGGCTGGCGCCCCGATCTTTCATTCAAAACGCAAGGACTGTGATAAAATGATACGCGCTATTGGCGATGCGCTAACAGGGGTCTGCTACGAGGATGATTGCTTGCTGGTTTTTGACGAGGGCCTCAAGCTCTACTGCAATCCCGAGGGCGATGGGGAGGGGGCAAGAATCCTTGTCGCCCGTCTCGATGAAGCGAAAGCCATGGCCGCCATCAAATCACTGGGTCTGTGACCGGGTACTTGCAAGATCCCGCCCCATGCTGTACGATTAGCAGGTAATCAACGAAAGGCAGATGCCTCGTCGCAAACCCACCCAAGAAGAAACCGACCAAGCCCTTTCCGCTAACACCGAAATGCCTACCGCTGAAATCGAAGCCCCCGAAGCTACCGAGGCTGCACCCAAGGCCACCGTCATCAAGGGCGAGCGCCTGACGGGTCAAGCCCTGCTTGACTTTGTGCTTGCCAATCGCGAGCGCCCCGTCAACGAGCTGGCGTTTGAAGCCGGTTACTACACCAAGAAGGTTGATCCTGAGACGGGTGAGGAAAAAATCACCTACCAGAAGCCTGCGTTCCACGAGGCCATCAACCGAGCAAACGGCATCGAGCTGGCCCCGGCTACTCGAACCTACGCCCCCCGCAAGAACCGCGCCCCCGTGGTGAAGCTGGGCAAGAACGGCAACATCGTGGTCGGTGGCCGCCACAGCGGCGTGGCTGGCTTTGAGCCTGGCAGCAAAGTCAAGGTGGAGTCCGAGCCTGGCCGCATCACCATCGTTGCGTGGGCGGATGAAGACGATGACGCCAGCGATGCCGACGACCAGATGGACCTCTGATACAACAGAGGAGTCATGGGAATCTCGGGCCCGATTCGTCGGGCCTTTTCTTTATCCGCTTTCAACCATGTCACTCATTGAGCAGGCTCACGCATTCAGAAAAGCTTTTGACTTTAGCAATAATTTCAGTATCGCTGGATTCCAGCTGCAGAAGCGTCTGATCAGCGAAGAATACTACGAAGTGATGTCTGCATGTGAAGAATGCGATGTCAAAAGCTTCAACATCAGCAGCAAGATCGAACTGCTAAAAGAGCTAAGTGATCTTGTTTTTGTTTGCTATCAGATGGCCGCTTATTTTGGACTCGATCTGGACGAGGCGATGAAGCGAATATTTGAAAGCAATATGAGCAAGCTGGGGGACGACGGAAAACCTTTGCGCCGAGAAGATGGAAAAGTGCTAAAGGGGCCAAACTACCAGCCCCCGGATCTGTCAGACTTGGTAATCGATGTCCATGTTTCGCGATGAGCAACCACGACCTTCCCACGGAGCAACAGCTGTCGGACTTTTTCTACGAATGGTTCCTCGATAGCTATCCCAGAATCACACCCTCAAGTCGCACGGTCGAATCACACGTTGCGTTCGCCAAGGAAGCATTGAAAGAGTTTGCGCCTCTCGATATGAATAGCTTGCCCGACTCCGACAGCGAAACTTGACAGAAGACACCAGCAGATTTGAAAAATCCGCAAAGTGCCCTAAATGCGGACGGCAGCTTTTTCGAGTTACAGAGACTCGGAATGTCAAGGGAATCAAGCGAAGGCGAAGGCGTTGTGGAGATTCTGGCTGCGATCATCGAGAAACCACCTATGAAATAAGCTCATCGGATTATCAGTTTCTCAAAAAGGCAAGACAGGTTGAAGCAATTTTCTCCTCCGGTGGAAAAATCGCTTCTCAGAAGCAGCTTACGTGCCAGGATTCCTGTTCCAACTGGACAAACGGATCTTGCTCCTTTGGCTTTCCCGAGGCGGGCGGCAGGTTTGCAGAAGAATGTACTTTGTTTGACTAGCATTAGGCACAATGGCTTTTCTCAGCGACGCCCAAATCAAAAAACAATGCCAGGAGAACAGACTTGTCGAAGGCTATCTTGATCAACTCATCGGTCCCTGCTCCATCGATGTCCGACTTGGGGCGGAAATTATGGTGGAAACACCTCATTCGCCGGACCTTGAAAGAATCTCTATTGCTGGCACAAGCGAGCAATATCCATACTTCCTAGTGCCTCAGCAGTTCATACTGGCTCACACTGTTGAGTTATTCAACATCCCTGACACGCTTTGCGCTTTTTTTGCCCTAAAGAGTAGTCGGGGGCGAGAAGGAATATCCCATGTTCTCGCTGGATTTTGTGATGCGGGATGGAGCAATAGCCGCCTTACGCTTGAGCTTCACTCTGTTCGCCAGTATCACTCAATCCCCATTTGGCACGGTATGCCGATTGGGCAGATGATTTTTGGTGACATGTCTCAGGCCCCAGAGAAAAGCTATTCTCTTGTGGGGCGATACAACAATTGCCCCACAGTTGAGCCAAGCAAGGGCTAGTCCTCTCTCCAGCCCATCGACTCAAGATCTTCTTTTAGCTCCTCTGGCATTTGATAGCCAGTATTGCCAGGCCTTGTTGCGTCAAGAACCTCTTTCATTATCCACCTCATTTTGCTGTTGCCGGAACAGGCTTGATGATTTAACAGCAATGCAAACTCCAGTAGTCCCGTGTAATCTCCGCTGCGGTGGAGCTGCCTCAATTTCATTGAGTTGCTCGCCTCGACGAACTGGTCCTCCTGGCGATAATGAAGCTGATTCATTGACAGCAAGCGTGTGTCCAAGAATACTCGCGTTTGGCTGGAGGCGCCATGCCTTGCGAACGATTGGCGGTGGGTGTGTTACGGTCTTGGCATGGTGTTCGTCCATCGCCACCAATGGCAAGCCGAGTGGAAAATGCACTGGCTACAGCTAGCATCTGGCTGTGAAGCAGAGCGATCCGAGTCTCAAGGCCTACCTCAATGAGGTGGGCAAGCACCCCCTCCTGGGGGCGGACGAGGAGCTTGCGTTGGGGCGACTGGTTCAAAGACTTATCGAGCTGGAAGAAAAGCTTGACTCTGGACAGATTCTTGGCATAGAAGAAGAGATCGAAGTTTTCAAGGGGCAAAAAGCAAAGAAAAAGTTTATTAATTGCAACCTGAGATTGGTTGTTGATATTGCCAAGAAGTACCACCACCAATGCCAGAGTCTTGACCTTCTGGATTTAATACAAGAGGGTAACTTTGCGCTAATAAGAGCTGTCGAGAAATTCGATTACACCAGAGGATACAGATTTTCGACCTACTGTTATTGGTGGATACGTCAAGCAATGCAGCGAGCTATTGGTTCACTTGATTCGCCTATCAGGCTTCCCGCAAGCTTTCGAGATATTGTTTTCAGAGTCAGCAAAGCGGCTGAAAAACTGTCAAAAGAGTTGAATCGTCGCCCCACCGCAAAAGAATTAGCGGAAGAGCTTGGAGTATCGGCAGAAATTCTCGATCTAGCAAATCAAAGGTCCCAAAGCGTGCTAAGTCTGGACGTCAAAGTTGAATGCGATACCTCAAGAGTCTCAATCATCGATAACATAGAAGACGCCGTCAATCTAAACACCGTAGAAAGCCTTGAGGACGACCTAATGCTTCAAGAGCTATTTTTTGCTCTTGAGAATTTTCTTGACGATACCACAAGACTTGTTCTTTCTGAAAGATCTCGCCCCACCCCAACGCCATGGAAGGAACTCGAAGCCCTGACTGGATTTAACAGGCCAAAGTTAAAGCAGATAGAGAGAAATGCAATAAACAAATGCAGAGTAATGATTGAAACTCACAGAGCCATGGGTCTTGATTTTTACTAGTCCACTTCGGAGCTTGCCGGAGTTGCGATAATTTCTACTCCAGTGCTTTGCTTTGGTCTAAGTGTTAGCCAGATGCCGCCGAGAGATTTTGGCATCACGATCCTTTCTACCGCCCATCCACCCCCTTCCCCAAACTCCTGCTTGTAGGTTCCGCACTGAATGTGAAGTCGCTGCTCGATTGAAACCTCTCCATTCTCACTAACTCGATAACAAGGGTGCGTAACGATAGTTTTTTCGTGGTTGTGACCAGAGCAGATTATGTTTGCGCTTGGGGCCATGGCCGAGTATCTAAGTCCGCCCATCACTCCCTTTGTTACAATTCCGCCCCATGCCCCATGATGCCAGAACAGTGTGCAACGTCTTACCCTGCCTCCATCTTTCTTGTGAAATACAAATCTAACAAATCCCTGGTATCCCATGTGCTCAACGGGCGAGCCATTTCCACGCATTATCCGAGCAACATTACCAAGCGGATTGACTTCTTGATTTGATATGACTGCCGTTTCATGGTTTCCGTCCCCCATCATCAATATTCGATCGCCCCACGGTTTTAACCATTCAGCAGATTCCTCAAAAACTAGGTCAAAGTAATTTGACCCCAGGTGTTCAGGCCTAATACTTCCCTTGCTTCCCCTGCGGTCCTTCTTTCCCTGCATCAGGCACAGAACATCACCAAAAAAAATAGCGTAACCATCACGGTCACGCATTTGATTCATGTGTTTCGCGAACAATGCTCGATCACACTTGGGATTGTCGAGGTGAATATCGCTCGCAAGAAAAAAAGTGGTTGCTTCGCTGCTGCTGGAGTACGGTATCCGTATCTCAAGAAGCTGCTTGGAAAGTTTTGAGACTGTCAGGTTTGTCATTGGGATTCCTGATAGACACTCACAAACACCTTACCGACTTTTGTGAGTGGCAGAAGCTTGTCTCGAAGGTCTGCGTTGTGCATACGAATGCAGCCATGGGTCGGGAAGAGTTGCTGTTTCGCAGACCAGGCACCGGGCCAGCCACACGCGCTGCCACCCCCGTGGATCATGATTCCGGCTCGCCCATACTTGCTTTCCTGGCCCTCCAGGTCGATCAGATCGAAGCTGTACCAGCCATAGGACATGAGGGTGCGATCAAAGGCTGGGCTCGCTCCAACCCTTTCATAGTCTTTGTAGATTTGCCCAATGCTGTAAACACCTGGGGGCGTGTCAGTATTTGTATGCCGCCATTCCTTGTCACTCCCCTGCCCCCGAGCAAGAGCTGGAGCACTCCAAAGTCTTGCGCCTTCAAAACTGAATGCCTGAGCGACTTCGGTGATGTCGTTAACGATAATGTGGCTATCTCCTTTTTTGAAACCAAAATTATGCGGCGTTTTTTTTGGCCCGGTCGCCCCAGGAATGGTCAAGGGGCGGGGATCTTGGGGAGTGACTTGCTGAAGTGGGATAACAGCAGCAGGAGGGGGTGTGGGCGTAGGAGAGTTCTCATTCATTAGTCGAATGAGCTTGGTCGCGTAATCGGGATCAGTGGCATATCCCTCCGAAACAAGCATCCTGGCTGCAGCTTCTCTATTGGTTGCTCTGTTTACGCCTTTGTAGCCTTTGAAATCTTTATACCATTTATTAACAAGGTATTCAACGCAGTCTTGAGGCGTGGCAAAATCAATGAAGCTGTCAACAATTTCGACCCATTTGCCATTAATGAACTCTTTTGTCTTTGTTTCCGTTCCCGCGCCCTTCAGTCCGAAATAGTTATTGCGCCCAGAGACGTGTTCGCCCCAACCGCTCTCCAGGGCCCACTGAGCGGCCACCAGCTCGGGGAACTTGGCCCCGGCAGTCTTTGCCATGGAGGAGATCTCTGCCCATCCAGAAGGCTTCTGTGGGGGCGAGACAGGGATCAGCGGCGCCTTGGTCTCAACAGCGGCAACCCAGATGTCCCTGAGGACTCCACCGGGCTGCAAAGCCCCTGGGTCCAGCTCCTCCACGCGATCAAGCAGCGCTTGCAAAAACGCCAAGTGGTGAGACTTGCCGGGATCGAAATGATTTGCGTAATTATTAGTTGGAATTTTGATGGTCATGGCAATGATTTGTTTGCGGTGATTCGTGGATCATATAGGCTAAAAAATTGGTCGATTTCTTTATCGTCCCATGATTCGCCTGTGACAGACTCAAGTCTTTCCCTCAGCTGAAGATTAATATCTCTTGCCCCATACCTTGAAAATGCTCCAGGCATTTTTTCGTCAAGGAACTCCATCGCAACAGGGGCGTGCTTAATGATCTTTCGCTTGATGAATTTTTTGGCAATCGGTTTGATTAATGCCTCTTCGATACCAAGCAGCACAAACGCAATGCCGACAGAGGATATGTTTTCAAGAATTAATTTAATCATTTCAGCGCCCCCTGTCTTTATTTCTGTCTTTATTTCTGTCTTTATTTCTGTCTTTGTTTTTGTTTTGAACCTGCTTCAACTCGCCATGCTTTTTCAATGCCTTCCTAACCTGATAGCGACTGATGCCAAGGGAATCGCTGATTTGCTCCTGCGTCATGCCGGAATCTCGCTTGGCAGCAATTTCCACTGGGTCGGGGGCGGAAAAGCTGAAAGTATTCGACTCGACAAGTTCCCGTGGCGGAAGTTTTAATTCGGGTAGAATTACATCATCTACATGTAGTTTTTTGTTGTAAGTATTGAACGCTCCCCAGTTGCCAAGCAGCGCCAAAATACCAGTCGCGACAACTGGGGCATTGTCTTGAATTGCTTGATCGCACTGACCCGGTCCAGTCTGATAGCGAATGCAGTCAGTAATTTTGTATCCGCCAATCAAGGCCGCCAGCACTCCGCCTACGACAGAGGCTCCAAAAGCTGCAGGCGCCAAGCTTGGTTGATTCCTTGCAATCGCAATTCCTCCCTTCATCAGGGAAGTCGCTGTATCGGAGTGCATGAACGATCGGAAAAGTTTCATTGTCCAATTTCAAGTTTGATTAGCCGTCGATCGTGTTGATCAACTGTATCCTCTAGTTTTTGAAACCTGTCTCCAAGGGCATCCTGATTTTTAAGGATTTGCGTTATTTGGGTTTCGAGTTGCTGCAGCCTGTTTGGCAGGCTCATCACAAGCCAACCAACCCCGCTCGCCGTCCCGACAATGGCGGCAGCCAGAACGGTGGCGGAGGTGCCCTGAGCCACCTGGACAATAGAGAAGCTCCTCCTCTGCTCCTTCAGCTGATTCTCGGGAATTGGCATAGGATGAGTGCCCCTGTTTTCACAATAGCCACCGGGAAAAGTTAACAAAACCCGCTTAGGCTTAACGGAAACGTCGGGGCCTCGCACATAGTCAGCGCTACGGCACGGGTATAGCAACAAGATTTGCGGTAAAGTTTGCAAACACCTGAGCCCCGGTGTAAGTGGTTCCAGCGTGCGTCCAGCTGTTGTTGGAGTGCAAAGCCTGGATTGCCCGATCTAGCTTGATTGGCGGATTTGCTGATGGACCGTTAACAAACACACAGTCGAAGACCAGCATGGGATCGTAACAATTCGCGCCCGTTGCCTTACTAAGAATTGCGTAGCCCGCGTTCGTCCAGCCAGAAACATAGCAGTCCTGAATTGAGGTGACCCTGGACGACGGAAGGGTGATTGTCTGTGCATCCCGTTCGTAGAAAACACGCGAGCCGACAGAGCTGCAACGTCGGATGGAGTTAGAACGAGAATCGTTCAGCTCCTTCACGTCCATGTCCGTCGAGCGGAAGAATCTGGAATTCCTGATTAGCGCCTGGCCCGCACCCGTGTAAACGCCAACTGCGTTGTCATAGAACCAGCAGCCATCAACATTGATCATGTAGTCGTTGCCGTTGGTAGCCGAAAGCGCTGTTCCGCAATTGACGAAAATGCAATCTCGCCACTGGCTTGATTCCAGGTATTTGTCGCTAAGGGTTCCCGGCCTTGACAGAGATCCACTGCCGTTCTGAGTAAAATTCCTGAATACCTCAAATTGATGCAGAACCTTCGATTCACGCATTACGGTACTCCGGTGCATGAATCCCTTGCCAGCTATATTTCGGCCGTCCCAGATAATGCCAATGTAGCTGGATTGCGGTGCTCCATCCGATCGGAACATTTGACCACCGCTGGCGCCATGCCACTCGACAATCGTGTCTCGACCGTGGCCGCGCACATTGAAGGAGGTGCTTTGGCCAACCCCGGACTGCATTGCGGTGCTGGCGACTGGGCTGGCCAGGCTGATGTTGAGCGTGTAGGTGCCAACGCCGCCCGTGCCCGTCCCCCTTGCCTTGATGGTCGGCCCCTCGGTGACACCGTCACCCTGAACAGCGTGACCCACCGTAATTGTTCCACTGGAAACAGCTGTAACAGTCAAGGTGCTGCCAGAGATGGAGCCAGTAAACGAAGCCGATACGCTAATTGGGGTTGGGTAGGGGAATAGCTCGCTAGCCAGGCAATACACGCCGGGCGGCAAGTACACCGTAGACCAAGGCGAATTCTTCTTGCGTACTTCGTTGCAAGCCGCCAAGATTGCCGCAGTGTCCTGGTTTTTATTTGCAGGATTACCGTCACCAACAGCAGACACTCCTCCGTTGACGCTAGGTGGCAACGCTTTCACGTCCAACCAGTCAGAACGCTTTTGCCAGTTGAGCTGCGGTAGCAGTGGTGGTGCTGCAATCTCCCCAGAAGTGGGCAACGGGAAAGTTGCACTGTCGATATATTTGTTCAAAAGCAGGTCCATGCGGCTGAGTTCGCGCAGATCATTTAGAGCCTGCCCGGCCAGCTCAAGAGTATTGGAGTCAACAACATCGGGAACAACCTTGCTGGTGGATACAGTTGCACCCGGATTCCAGTTAGCAAGTACGTGGCGACCAACATTTTCACCGCCTTGAATTGTTGGCACCGCCTGCCCAACGCCCTGCTTGAACGAATTACCAGCCAGTAACACGGAAACCGGAGCCGTGCCGGTGCAAGCAAACCTGAACTCCAGCTTGTTCGGATCGTAGTCTGATCCACCAGACTCAAAAGCGTTTGTGTATTCAGCAGTAAGCATGGACAGCCGCCCACGCCAATCGTTTACTGTTACATAGGTTTCGTAAGGCAGTTTATTTGGATCTGTTGTGAGCTGAGACGAAGATCCGTAAGCCCCATTGAGCACGGAGGAGGAGAAGGTAACCCGGCCCTGTCTTGTGTCTCCAGGCGTACCACTGAGAACCAGTGCAGGCGAGGCAAAGTTTTTGTTGTCCCGAGTTGTAGCAGGTCTCAGCTGCTCAATATAATGATCAGAGGCAATAAAGCTAAGACTATCTTCAATCCTGGCCATGCCATAATAGTTCAACGCGCCGAAGAAGCCATTGCGTAGCGCTGTTGAGCCCCTGACCCGCAATGCGCCCCAACCCTGCTGGCCATACTGGCTAAACAGAATTCGCGCATTAGAGCAATTATCAAAGCTGACGCCCTTCCTCTGGCTGCTTGTAGCAGAAGAGGTGATAATACTATTGCCGTTCAGGTTTAGCACTTGCCATGCCATTCCTGTGTTAGAGGTAAAGGAGTACGACTGCCCGTTGCTTGGATTGACAAACTGCGAACCCCACCCATTGAAATTGCAGTGCTCGTAGTGAAGGCGAGACGGCTTGGAGTTATCGCTAGAGGACTGACGCACAACAAGACGCATCTGATCCGTGTTGTGCCTAACGTCTAAGAACTCAATGCGACCGGAAAAATCAATAATCTCAAAAACGGGAGAAATTGAGCTAGTTGCAGTATCATGACCAATTATGTACGTTAGATTAATCCCGGCTCCACCAATCATGTAATTGCTACCAGTTATGGTAATAGTGCGCAGGGTTTTATAGCTTGCTCTTGGAAAATACGCCATTGCGTATTCACCTGTTGAAGCAGCCCAATCCCTTGCCGCATTGACGCAGGCTTGCATGGCAGCCCAGTCATCAGCACTGTTATTGCCAACAGCGGAAACGCCTCCATTCACTTCGGGCGGCAGATTGCGGACATCGAACACCTTCAGGGGAACGAGAGCCTGGGAAAGCGGGGTGGTTGTCGGAACCGGCGGCTCGGGAGGGGGCGGAGGCAGGACAGTGCCTTTCCTGTAACGCAAATTGTCAAACAAGCACGTTCCAGTCTTGACATTTGCATTGGCACCAGTTCCACCAGCAAACAAACCAAATGCAGTAAAGCTTTCTACGCCTGGATTAACGGCAATACTTACCTCTGTGCTGATAACCGTGCCAGACAAGGTGCCGGAGCCATCAGGTTTGCCTGTCCAGGTCAGGTCAAAGCTATGGTTAACATTTTGTTCTACCAAAATCGTGGCAGACGAGCCACCGCCGGGACCATTAAACCTGACAGCCGCACGGAATGGATCAGTCGTGCTCCCCCCTGCTGGCTCAACAAATTCAATGCCAATAAACGGCACTGGAGGCGAACCGGCGGCAAGAGATTGATGAGCGACATAGCCCAGGAAAAACGCACCATCAAAATTACTGTTCGCGAGCCTAAAGCTGCCAGCCATTCGGAAAGTGTTAGTCCTGGCCAGCGGAGTGATACTGGTGTCGGCGTAATAGGCATACGTAGACGCCCGAGCGAGTACACCACCGATCGCACCAGCTTCGCCGCTGACGGCGCTAGAGTTTTGCCAGCCAAAATTATGGCCATTGACGGTATTCCCAAGTCCAACCCAATCGGCATCCTGTGTTGACTGCTGAGTAAGAAAGGGCTGCACGATGCTGATGTCAGGCTCGCCTGGGTCAACAGGGCCACCGCCCTCGCCGCCGCCCTCTTCGCCGCCCTCGCCGTCAGGGTCTTCCGGTTCGGGAGGCGGTTCAGGCATAAAGCCTATGTTTTCGCTTACTTCTACAACAACAACGCCAGAAGGCACGTAGGTATCAACGCTGCCAACATTTCGGAATACAGCCAATACGATACCGTCGCCACATTGATGCTCAACCTTTACGACAAAAGGAAGTGGCTTGCTGTAGCTAGCGCGATCAACAAAATCCCCCAGCGCCACTTCGGCAGCGGGAATACTAACTTCAAATGCCTGGCCAGGGTTTAGCGCAAATCCAACAATGCCAAGCGTGTATCTCATTGACGTTACGATTCGCCTTGCTGTCTCTGCAGTGCCGCTAATATCAATTGGCCATTCGCCGGTCGCTCCATCGCCATCGACCCCAGGCGCCCCAACTGAGTTGTAGCTAATCGCACGAGGAGCTGATCCGTCATAGCTAGAGCCTGGATTGGCGCCACTTCCGGTGTCGTCAAAGGTTATCGATTCAGGGGAAATGGCTTCAACCTGGATGTTCTCCGTGCCGTCAAACTCAACGCCATTGATAAGGCGGCCCGTTTCAAGCTGGCTGGCGGTTGCGGCATTGCCAGTTATATCAATATCCCAGCTACCCGAAGCATCTTCACCAGTCAGCCCTGGGGCGCCAATGGTGTTTCGGCTAATTGTCAAAGCCTGAGAGCCATCGAACTCGGAATCGGGGGCGGCGCCGGATCCAGAATCGTCAAAGGTGATCGTCTCGATTTCCGTGCCAGGTAGCGTTATGTCTTCGGTGCCATCGAAAGACACGCCATTAATCAAGCGAGCAGTGGCCAGCTTCGTAGCAGTATCGGCGTTGCCCGACAGGTCCCCCTCGAACGTATTGGCCTCCACGTTGCCACTTTGGTCCCTGCGCATCAGGGTGCCACTACTGCTGGTCGCCGTGGCCCCATCCAAAAGGTTGAACATGGTGCTGGGCATAAAGCCCGCAGTGTCCCCAGTGGCGGCTGCGTGCTGCAGGCCGCCCCCTTGGTTGCCGTGAGCGTGAACATGCCCTGCGTCCGCCCCCTCGCCCGTGCTGCCCGGCGCAGCATCGCCAAGCGGCTGAGGATTGGCGGTGCTTAGCGAGGGGTTTCCAGTGCCAAACACAGCGACCTGCGCAGCTGGCGCATCAAGCACTGTTACCTGAACGCCGTCAATCTCGATGACGGAAAGCTCAACCTGGGATGCAGTGGATGACATTAGTTGTTCCTGGAAACAGTTTCTCGAACGTGAAGCGGTGCAGTGGCGTAATAAAACCGATCGCCATTTGACTTGGTGATACTAATATCGGTTTTATGATTGCTGCCAACCGGAAGCATCAGTGATTCGATTGGCGTCAATTCGAGATCAAACATGCCAGGCACTGGCGTGTCCTCAATTTCTGGCAGGGCGACAGTGAAAGTCCCGATTTGCTCACCCGCAGCATTTTTAATGTCTGCATCAACCACAACGCCTTCTTCCGTTAGGTCGATTTCGCTGCCACCTACTGAAACAATAAAGCGCTTCCTGAAGGTAGAATTGCGCAATACAGTAAATGGCTCCAGCACCGCTGGCAATTGAGATAGTTGGGGAAGTTCGCTCATGACTTGGGCCGCTCCAGTGCAGAGTATTCTTCAACCATGGCAATCAATGATTCGTTTCGCGAGTGGGCGGCGTAGGGATCCATGTCCAGTCTAAGCAACTGCTGATAGAAGGAACTGTTGGCGATGCGTTTATCGCGTGCAGCAGGAGTGTAACCAGGGTCAGAAGGAAGCATGTCAAAGAATAGCGTTTGGAGTAATGTTAAAACCGTGCTCGGGGCTGATGCCGCGCACATAACTGCGCAATCCCATGTTCAAGGGGAACTGGGTATTGGCAGCTACTGCCTGAGCGGCTTCGGTGATAACCGGATTGTACTTCTTATTGCTGGCGCCCACCGGAGTTGGCTCACCAAAAGAAGCGTTTTGCGCTGGTGAGTAACGTGGCATAAAGCTTTGAATGCTATCCACGCTAGCGCCAGCTGCTTTGAAAATTGTGTAAGCCAGCTCGCCAGGTAGTCGCACGGTACGTGTTTCAACCTCTAGCTGAACAGTAGCGCCGCGCTCTTCATCAAAATTGCCCTGGTTGCCAAGGAGCACGCCTCGCGTCTTCGGGGGAAGGTAGCCGGGGTCGGAAGTCCAAACACTTCGCCCAAAACGACCAACAAAGCCACGGCTAAATGGTCCGGTGGTATCACTGGCAAAGCCATCGCCACGACTAAAGGCAATGTCACACTTAAAGCCGTTGGAGGCGTGAATAAATTGATCAAAAAATGGACCAGTGTTGTCGTTGCTTGGTTCGGTTCCGTTAATGGTAAGCAGGTGAATATGATTTGGCAAATACTTGTTTCCAGATTTATAGAAAATCCTGCTAAACGGTGATCCCGTTTGCTGATAGAAAACATTGCCGCCCAGTTCTTTGATATACACGGAGCGATTGCCATTATCGGATGGCCCAATAAACGTATGGTGGGTTTGCCGCCATGTCCATGGCGCGGGAATCACCGCACTTCCGTAATGCGTGCGATCAGCGCCCGGTAAGTTATTTGTGACCTGAATACGGTCGCTACGAATCTCGGTAGCCCCGACAATATAAACATTGGACACTTTCAGCTCGACAAGCCCGTTTGTTGCAATATATGGATCGCGAACTGCGCCAAGCAATTCTTTGCGTGTTGGCAAAATTGAGCCAAAACAACAATCACTGATAACAGCAGTATCACTAGGGCCACCATCTAGCTGAATTGGCGAGCCGCTTACGAAGGCCTCAAAGGCGGGGTTGCGACCATTCCGACTTCGCAAAATACGCAAAAATGTTTCTACGTTATTCTCGGTTGACTCATCCCCGACCAGTGTTGTGGTATAGGCCGTTGCTGGCAGAGCTACGCTACCAAACACCATGAATTGATTCGACGGCAATTGCTCATTGGCAATAGCACGAATCAAGTGTGGAATGCCAAGGAAGTTGAATCCACCGAGAAACTCGACGCTACGCTTAAACAGCATGGTGTACGAAAGAACGCCAACCTGAAGATCATTGCCAGATTGATTCGATTCTCGCAACGTAAGATAGAAGGGATTGAAGTTGACTCTGGTCGTTAAGCTTCCATATCCACTGCCATCAAAGTAGTCATTTTCGGTATTTGTATTGCCGGCAAATGAACTTTGGAAAATTCGTGGCCAACCCAGCTGCGAATCATCTCTAAGCTCAAAGCGCACATTGCATTCCCATACAGAGGCCGGGTTGTAGAGCCCTGGGGCCATCAATATGATGGCGGTTTGGTTGCTGCCACCAATTACCGCATTGGCATACTCCGAGGCCCTCGCCAGTGTTGGAATCGCAAACTCGGGCTCAGTGGGCGGCCTATCAAACATCTGGTTGAGATTTCGATCAGTGGTGCCAGGCTTGACATAGATCGTGATCGTTCCGGTCCCAGCACTGATAAGGCGTTGCGCCTGCCTCCATCGGTTCAAGCCCGCAATCGTCACAACCTCAGGTCGCTGATTGAGGCTGTTGTCGTCGCTGGCTACGGGCGCATCCGAACCAATTGCTGTCAAGTCCTCTATACTTGCAAGCGATACTGGCCCTAGGCGATCTACAAGCGCCGCACTTATCTGCGGGAACGAAACACTGTTTGTAATAGTCAGATCTCGCACAGTGATAGAACTGGCGGTCAGACCATTCGGGAAATCGGCCTCCCTCGATTCATCCAGTGTTGAGTTACCAATTGCATCAACGCTTAAAGTTGCCCCCGTTTCAATATCCTCCAGGCCTCGCGGGCTGACGTTAAATCCTTCTTCATTGGCGCCCTGTGGCACCACACGCCCTCCAGCTTCATTCGTGAAATAATAAGAGAATTTATTTTGTGGGCCAAGCGTATTTTGTGCCGCCGGCAGCGCCTTTGAATAATTGAGGTGACCCGCCCATTTCCATGTGTGCTGGTTAAGCGAAAGTATGCTGGGGCGACGAAATTCAATAGCCCAGAAGCCACGACCAGATGCCGCGCCTCCCGATGGCTGCACCGGGAAGTGTGTTGCATTAGCAGGGCTGCGATCACGGCTTGAAGCACTGCGCGGAACAAGCGCCTGGTGTGCGTCAGTACCAGTAAATCCAAGCGCAACCAAGAATGCGTAAACACCCAGATAGTCAGAGCCAGTGCGATACTGCTGCTGAATGAGACCGCTTGTGGTCCAGACTGTCGCCCAGTTGATGCCGCAGGTTTGTGTATTGGAACTGTTGTCAGTATCAGTATCAAAAATCAGGATTGGCGACTCTGCCGACTGCTGATCTTCCGGGTTGTAATCAGATTGCATGTGGACGAACGTTTCGCCCCAGTCGCGTTGGTCTGGCGTAGGCGTTGTTGCGATGAAGTCCCGCAATGCCTGCCAGTGCTTTCCAGCATAGGTAACAACCGTTCCGCGACGATAAAATGCGCCATTTGTGTATATGTTTTCAGCAACAGCACGACGCAGGGTGATTTCTGCGGTCTTACTAACGCCAGGGCCAGGCGATGGCCCGACTCCCGCACCGCTGATAGTTATGCACTCACTGCCACCGGGCTGCAATTCACGAACAACATTGCCGCTGGTGCGAGATGGATCGGTTTGCAGCGCAAAGCCGCGCTCGGGGAGCCTGGCTGATGCTGAATTGTTGATAACGACACTAATGCGTCGCTCGGACGGCGTGCGAGTATCCACCAGTCGCCGAACATAAACCCTTTTGCCTACTGCGGCGTCTGCAGAAATGGATTGACCCGATTCAGAGTCCACCAATCCCGTGGATAGGTTGATTCGATCTGGCGTACCTGCATTCCACGCGCTGGTACTGAGATCTGCACGCCAATCCGCGCCAGCTGGATTTTCGATCCAGATTTTCGTGCCAGAAGGAAGCGTGTAACCTTCGCGGGCGAGAACTGCTGGCACGGCCTCGTTCCCTTCATCCGTAGAAAGGGGCGTCGAAAGAATGATTCGACTGCCATTGATTGAATCAACTACACCAAGTTGAACTCGCCGAATATTTCCACGCTTTTCACCTGGATCCAGGGGTACGCGAATTCTTCCAACAGACCAATTTTTGTCTTGGGGATAAGCAAATCGCTTGTAGCCTTTGGCGACGGCTGCACAGCCACCGAAGTTTGAGTTACCAAGATTGCAATCGACCTCCCCACCATTATCGACAAAAGTCATTACGCCATGACCAATTGCAAAAACAGAAACCTTTTGAATAAAGGCATCGTTTACAGCGGATACATGCCGACTAAGGCGGCTTGGATTCATCCGCACATTGTCTGGAGAGGCGTTGATGTACCTCTGGTAGTCGCCCGGTGTGTTGGTGAGGCTGACCCATCCATTGTTTTCATATAGCTGCCAGCAGCGCATATCTTTTTGCAGGCTTACGCCTGTAAAGTTGGCGCAAACCATGCTTTTGAGGCCATTAACCTTGTCACCATCCCAGAAGGCCCCGCCCATTCCGTAGTCGGAGCGAATTGAGCAATTGAAGATGTATGGAGAAGCGCTAGCGGTAGTATCCCAGGCCGAGCTAGGAAGCTGGCCAGCAATAATAGGACCAACAATCTCGTACTCTGTTGACCTTGCTCGCAAAAGGGCGGACGCAAGATCGGCCCCCTCACCTACAGTGGCCTGACACTTCTCGTAAAACAAATCAAGCTCGGCCTTGCTGGCGGGTCCGTGCAGGTCAAGCAGGTGATGGGATTCCTTGTATCCCAATTTGTCCATGCCGGTATAGCCAAAAAAGTAACCAGTGCCGGTAACTTTTATTGCAGCACAGCGGTTTGCATAGTTAGCCTGTTCGTCGCCAAAGCCGGGAACCCAGTTGGGGCGAATGGTGGTTTTCCTGAGATCCGGGCCGCAGAGGCTGCATCCGCGTGGCAGAAGAACGCCGCCAGTGACCGGAGGATTGAACTTGATCAAATCCGAAATACTGGGATCTTTTTCGTCACCCCAGCTTTCAATATTCGCATCCGACAAGCCCGGATCGCTGTAAAGAATATGAACGCCAGACGCCAAAACAATGCTAACGCAATCCAGGTGCGCCCTTGGATCCGTGTAGGTGTACCAGTTCTTGCTGGTAATTATTGCCGCCTCGATTGCCGCTCGGTTAATAGTTTTGAATGGTCGATATGGCGTATAGCCACACGTCATTCGCTGCATCTCAATGCGCTTCAGCTTGCTCGCAATAATCTCTTCGTCCGTTTCACCGGACTCATGACTATTGTAACTCCCTCCAACAAACTTATCGCTACCAGTGTATGGATTTACATAAAGAGTAAAGGGCGAGCTAAATGGATCAGCCTGCTCAAGGGCGCCAGCAACAATATTCGCGTCACCACCGAGTTGGCGCAGGCCGTCAACAAGAGCCGCAATTTGATCGCGAAACTGCTGAACCGAGGGGCTCGCGCTCAACGAGGCTTCTTCGCCAGCAAGCTTAATTCTGGCCATCTAGGACTGAAAGGACTTACCTTATCCCATCCTAGTCTCTCAGCCCCGAGAAGAGACAACCCTGATCTTGCCGGTGGCAACAAATTCAACACTTAGCGCTATTACCTCATCGACGGTTGTGTTAACGTTGGTGCTTGAAAGCAGGATAGGAACTTCATAGTAAATTGACTTAGAGCCCTGGCCGCAATCTCCCTCTGCGTTTTTGTCATCTGCAATCACAAATCTTGCTTCTGCTTTCGCGCCAACCTGTGTAACCAGCATCAGCCTGAGCATGGAGTAAGGGCCAAAACTTCCCTTTCCGTCTTCCGTGCTCATGATCGCATTAAAACTTCCAGCCCCTCCAAGACTCCCCTTGGCTGATTCACCAAATCTTTGCCCTATCGCCCCCTGGTCAAGGACTTGCACGTTTGTTTCAAAGGCCCAAGACGTTAAATTAGCAACCTGCTTCCACTTGCTAAGCTCAGAGGCTTCTTCTAGGAAGGCTGCAAGTGATTGCAGCAAATCTGCAGGCAGAAACTGATCGCCAACAACCTCAGCATTTCCCTCTTGAAAGATAAGGGGCGTTGCAAAAGACAAAAGTCCGTTTACCAGCGCCTGGCTGTAATTCCCTTCGGGGGCGGGAGAAACAATTAACTGGTCGCAATCCAAAATCGAGATTGGCATAAAAGATTCGCCAAACCCATTAATTGCATCATGCTCTTCCCCGTAAAATGTTATATTATCAATTTCATCTCTATGAATATACGCATAAATTACCCTCTCAAGAGGCAATGGATCGTAAAAGGGGGTCGAGGGATTGCCCACGTAAACGAGGTTGCGACTTTGCCTTGCTACTCCCCTTGGGCCTGGGTCGTAACGCCCGTCGCCATAGAAAGAGTGACCTCCCGGCGAGGGCGCGTAGGACTGCCCCTGGGGAATCACGGGGGCGCCCCTGGAGCACAGAATGGCCACTCTGTCGCCACTCCAAAGAGCTGGCTCCTCCATGTCGAGGACGTTTCCAGACGCATTCCTGACAAGCCTGGATTCATCAACGGCAGTTGGCGCCGCCCATTCCCTTGAAAACGAAACGGTTCCGTATTTGCCGAGCAGGGCCATCAGTATTCAGCAGAGGGCTTTCCACTGATAACAAAGTTTATACTTACGGTTGTATTCTCTCCCGAGGAAATTGATTCGCTTTGACTGGAGATAAAGACCCTTCCCTTAAGCGTTCCTCTTGACTGCCCGGTGCGAAGAACTAGTGTTAGGTTATCAGTTGACTCGTCGTCATTAAGGATTCTATTCATCAACTCAACAGTTGCCGCGTCATCCGTCTTGTAAAGCAGCGTTGCACTTCCACCCGTACTTCTTTTGCCATAGGTATAAGTGTCGTCCATGTCGCCGATTCCAGTAGTCTGCAGCGTATCCCTATTCTTGTTGATGGACGCATTCGTTACCTTGGCTATCTTCCTGCCGTTCCAGCGAAGCTCTCCGTGGGTTCCATTAAGAATCGTCATCGGAAAAACGAAGTTCTGCCCTCAATCTCACTCTAGTGGTGTATCTGCGACCTGGAACCCTCTCAAGCACTGGTGGCTCACCGTTGACAAAATACCAAAACAGCCCAGATCCCTTTTGCGACACTAGGTCCGACAATCCCTCGTCCTCGATTCCATGAAAAATGATAGACGGAAGCGAGATATCTTCAATTGGCCCCTTAGCTAGCAGGTGTGCACGAACAATCCCAAAAGCGTTGCGCTCTGATATATTTTCAAAGCCCAGGTCAAGCAGTCCATCAGACGGCTTGCTTGACCAGATCTTGTAGCTCCTGATGCCCGACTGAGAACGGGACTCCGTAATAGGCCACTGGGGCGGAGTGAACGAACAGCTTGTAGGCTTAACTTCTGGAAAGTTGACCGTCATCTCGAAATCACCCAGTTGCTTTCATTATCCCATCCATCGACCACGGAAAGAAGTCTGTTGCTGCCAACGGGCGAATGGATGGCCTCTATGTCAAATTTGCCTTCATCCGTGGGGCTAATCTTCGAGATTTGATAGCTTCTTACATTGGTGGTTTTGACCGTAAAAACGGATCCACGGAGGTTGCCCTTGCCATTGTCAGAAACCAACAGAGATCTCTCGGCTGGCCTGCGCTCATCCCCGGCCCACGCGATAACGTCATACGAGCCTGGGGCGAAGGCACGAGATGAAACAATTGTTCCATCTTTCATTACCCCACCATTGTTAAATTGATTGAAAAATGTTGAATCCATTGCAACTCTGATGTAGTCACCTGGATACAAGTCGGCGCAGACTCCAGCAAGGGAGTCGTAGGTGATCGTAAACTTAACAACATGATCCCTTAGGCGCTTAGACCTGATTCTGAACTTGCAAACATCAATTACATGTTGTTCATTGGTAACATAGTCGCTCAGGTCGAGCGACTCAAGCGGATCGGAGTCGCTCCCAAATGGAGACGCCTCACGCACAACAACCTCTCTTTCTACTGGGAACAGTCCTGGGCTGTTCAAATCGAGATTGAGCCTCTCCTCTCGCCACTTTGCACTGACCCGGACGGGGCGAAGATCGTCAACCGGAATGGTTTCAAGCTTGAAAGTCCCCTCCTCAATGTTTCCTGCAGTAAAGAGAGCTTTATGACTGATTTCCTGAAATGTAATCGCAGGGGTCAGTGAGTACCTGCCTCCCACCTCACGAAAATCAAGCAGCATCGTCCCAGCTACGTCGGCAGCCCACTGCCTGGGGGTGTTGGTTCCCAGCATTACAGGACCATCAAAAAAGTATTTTCTGTCTTGACACCATTGAGCCGCTGCCTTGAAGTCGTCAAGCAAAATCAAGTCATCGTTAATTCGCCCAGGTCCGTATTTTGAATTAGTGAAGCGATCAAGGGCGACATCCGGGAAGAGATGGGAGGGGCCAACGCTTAAATTGTTCAACAGCCTTCTTATTCTTGTCCCCCTGTTTACATAGGAGGAGAACTGCCTAAATTGAGCCCACTCAAAACTTGAGCGAACGTTGATCCCGACCAGGGCGATTCCATTGTATTCTGGCGCTTGCTCGTTTTCAACTATTTCGTTCACATAGACTATTTCATGCTCTGGGCCATTACTGGCGCTACTCTCTACCTGTTCATAAATAAATCCTTCTGCTAACTTGCCCCAGGCATCAACGTGATTGTTATTGGTGTCAATAGGCGTCAGCCCCACGTTCGCTCTCCTGCTTTGCTGAAGAGTGAAGCTCGCCACGGATCTACTTATTGGTCTGCCGTTGAACCTGACCGCAACATCGCCAAGGCTGGTTGACGTTGAAACCGATTGCACCTGTTTCAAGCGTGAGTCAAGTACCCACAGGGCCCCGGTGGCGATACCTTGACGGATCTCCCAGCCAGTCAAGGGCTCGATGCGAATTTCCCATCGAGACAGAGAAGGCATTTCAAGCCTAAAATAATTAAAGACGGCCTGCTGTGTTTGGCTGCCAACGCCAAAACATTGACTTAGCGGTATAAAATCCTCGGCCCCATACTTGCGAACATAAACACGGAAAAAACTGTACCTGTCTTCTGGTGTGGTCAGTGTTCCACTTTGATACTGATCAACCCTTAAAATCTTTCCTCTTTGGATTTTATCCCCTTCCTTGCCAGTGCAGGCTCTTTCGTCCGCCTCCTCGAAGGAAAGAGTGGTCCTGAACCGAAGAAGTCCATTGAAGCTTAGGCCGAGAGCAGACTTAATTCCAATCTCTACAATTCTGCACTCTCTCTGCGTAGCAATATTCGCAATCGCAATCCTAAACATGTGCGGACCATTCGTTGCGGTCTTTCTTTCCAGTTCATCGGTTGATGGAGCGTCCAGAGATGCTTCTGCTACGGTGCTGGCAGAGCCACTGCGAACGACCTTGAAGGTTGCAGTTATGCTCTGCCCAGAATCTTCAGCCTCAAGCTCTAAATCACTTCTGAAAATTTCATTATCCGGCGTCCGCCCAGAGCAAACAGCGAGAGCCGAGCCAACTTTATACATTTCTCCGACAACAATTGCATCATCCCAGGATTTTTGCCTTGCCGCAACAGAAGAAGCTGCGTCATCGGCCTTTTCCAGGTAAGCATCAAGCTCAGAGAAATCAAAGTTAATATCAGCCCTCAGATTTCCGTTTTGGGCAGACAGGGGCGTGGAATCATTTGAAATCTCATACTCAAATCTAGTAAAGCCACCGCCGGTCCCAGAAGTGACAACAATATCTGTTACCAGCCCATCATTGTTCTTCTGCGCCTCGTAGAGCGTTTGATCCTTGTAGATCGTGATTATGGCATCAAAGAAAGAGGAT